CATCGACATATTCGTTCCCGACACCCTTGTAGTCCCTCGCACACAGGCTACCGACCTTGTCTTGGTAACTGTCTACTATGCATTTGTTCTCATCGACATATTCGTTCCCGACACCCTTGTAGTCCATCGCACACACGGCCCCTGGTCCCTTTGCTACAACCGCTCCGATTCTTTCCTTTTCCACGGAGATATTAAACTTTGCGTTCTTTCCTTGGTTGTAGGACGCTCTGTCGAGTCCGTATGTACACGGGATGTGGTCGGAATCGGTGGCAGCAGAGTTAAGCGATTTCGTCTGCTCTTCCGATTCGGATTGATTGTACAGGTCAACGCCCATCTGCAATACGCAATTCTCTTCCGGGTGGTCAATTGCCTGTGTGTGGAAACCGCTCCGACCATCCCTTGCTACACGAGTAGAAGCAATGTCCGAGAAACACAAGGCTGAATAATCCGTCACACGGTTTTCGTGGTCACCCGTGAGTGTCGGGACCGTTTCCCCGTCACCATTTCCACGGGCATCGTATACAACCAGAGTCGGTGTCCGTGCTTCGGTGTTGTCGGAAATGTTCAGCGTGTCGTTCTTTTCCGCTTCTTCCCATCCTTGAGCTTCTTCCGCATTGCGGGGATGTGCTTGCTTCCTGTACACGCATACACTCGGCCCCGCGTGATTCGGTGAAACGCCACTATTTGCATTCAGCGTGGCTGCCACTTCCCCTGTAAGGTCCCCGTTGTACACATCAGCACCCTCTACGACCAACGGCTGATTGTTACCGCCCGTTCCGTACTGTGCCTGTACCGTTCCGCTGACATCTCCGAACGGCTTGTAATCGTGCCGTCTGCTCCCGTCAAATACTTGCGGTTCAACTACCGCCATACCGCCTTGGTTGCAGATCGGTGATGCTCCGTTAAGGTCAAGCGTCCGAGCGGTGTCCGCTTCGTAAATTCCGCTATTCGGGTTCGAAGATTTCATAGCGTTACTGTCGTACGGGGAAATGCCGAAGACTACAGGCGTATGTCCGTGGTCTTCCGCTCGGAGTGTTCCCGTCTGCTCTTCGGTCGTGTTCATACAATCACCGCCCTGGTCATTGAGAACGCAAACCTTTCTCTCTTGCATCACATAGGACTCTCCACCGCCGTATCGGCACTCCCCGCTATACAAAGCTTCGGCAATACCGTCTTCCGGCTGAATGTGTTTGCTCTGCACATCCCAAGGATTCAAGCATACATTCTGCGGATGGCAAGCCAACGCACCGACACGCTCGTCTTGGATTAGAAGTCCTTTTCCACCGCCGGGCTTTCCGGCTCGTTCTTGGAAAGAGATTGCGATTGATTCTCCAACGCTACCCGAAGCATCTCTGGAAGTTCTTTTCCCCGTCTGTTCGCCCGATTCAATATCCCTTGGCAAGCTCTTGCCGACAGGTTGTACTTCGGGTCTGGGTTCTTCTCCAAGATATCCGAAAGTTTCGACGGATTCTCCGTCAGCGGTTTTTCTCCGCAATTCAAATAGAATTCTTCCCGCTGCGTCCCCGTCGAGGTCAGCAAGTACACATAATCTCCGTCTGCGTTGCGGGCATCCGTGATATTGCAAGTCGTGCAATCTCCAACCAACGGAATACCCATCGCCCACGATGAGTCCGGCTTTCGCCCATTTTCCGTCCGTAGGTCTAGGCACATTGGCATTTGGGTCTTTGATCCTACAGATTTCTTCCAATACCACTCGGAAGTCATCGCCGGAGTTTGAACTGAATGCTCCGTAGACGTTCTCCCATACGAGAAATCTTCCAGATCGAACAGGCTCATCTGCCCCTCTAAATCCCATTCCATTTTTTCTGATCTCCTTTACGATTCGTATTTGTTCCATAAACAGGCCGCTTCGCTCACCCGCCAATCCCGCCCGCTTTCCGGCGATGCTCAAGTCTTGGCACGGGCTACCGCCTGTTATGATGTCCACAAGCGGGGCGTTGTGGATTTTTGTGATGTCTCCGATATGCTTCATCCCTTTACCTCCGTCATTTCTATTGGCATTGTCCGCTGATAATCTCTACTGTCCGAGAGCAATTCGATTTCATCTCTTCTGCGGAGTTTCATATTCCGCAATGTTGTGTTCACCCGCATCTGCTTCAGCAATCGGTCACGAAGCATTTCAATCCTATTCGACAAGCGGATAATCACGATGCCCTCGACCACGACCATCACGCTCAATGCAAGTGTAAGAATCATTTCTCTGCCCCTTCCTTCCTCTCCGCATTTGCACAGAACCAAGTACCTGTTGGATACATCCCAAATATCGAACATCTTCCCTGTATAAAATTTGCGTTTTCTGTCCACCAAATGCAATCCTTGCACCGTATCGGTTCTTTAATGGTCGGCAACTTTGCCATCTCTGTCCTCTTGCTTGCCCATTCAAAACTACCATTATTCAAATCGTCAATGATTCGCAATGCTTCATCTCGGTCAATCAATCCGCTCATTCGTCATCCTCCTTATCAACCCAAACCCTTACATACGATGACTTCTTCAGTTTCCCGCTCTCCCAACGGGACACCGATGATTGAATCGTATTCAAATTCCTTCCTGTAATCATCGCCAATTCACGGGAAGAACACGCCACCGCAATCGGAAGCTGGTACTTGTCTTTTGTAACCCATAGCCATAAGTACATATCGTTATCCCCCGATTTTCAACTGTGATGCAATCTTCTGCGACAACTGTAACTGTGCCTGTCCGATCTGCCGTTCTTCCGCAATCCGCTGCGTGGTAACTTCATACGCTCTGCGGAATTCAGCCCGCACAACCGAGGAAACCGTATCGCTCGGCATCTGCCCCCATTCACGGAGTCTGTCGGGCGAACCGACCATCTTCTTTACTTCTTCCGGGAACGCTTCGTACCGCTCTTCGGCGTGATACAGGGAATCGCATATGGCGTTTCTTACGAGGCCCCACGCTTCCGTTTCGGAAATCATACCGCCACCGCTTGCAATCAACGCGTACTGTTTGCGGATGTCAGCAACCTTCGGTCGAAAGCTATTTGTAAGCGTGTACCGCTTCACCGCTTCCGCACAAATCCTGTAGTCTAAATCCGACAAACAGGAAAACCAAGTCTGTATCTTTTCCGGCGTCTCAAACATCAGCCGTCCGTTCTCTTCGTATATCGCATTCAAAGCCTTAACAATCTTATACCACTCTTCATTCGTCATATCGGCAGCAACCCCTTTGCTATCATATCGTCTACAATCGACACGCACCTTGACGGCTTCGGTGTCTGATCCTCTTCCTTGTCTGCGTAATTCCCTTCAAGAACCTTCGGGAAGTTATTCGGCAAAACAAGCCAATCAAACTTGATGAACCAATGTGAAGTTTTCCCGCACAGGAACGAAGATTTCCGAATATTCTCAATGGCAAGCATTATGTTATCCACACCGTACTCGTCATACCGAGCGGATAAAGACTCATATCTCTTTGTGCCGGGTTTCAAAACCGTCAACCTCGGTATCGGTTCTGGAAGCGTGTTCCATCTCGCAACAATCTCATCCAAATCCGCTTTCGGAATTCTTTCTCTTTGGGATGATTTATCATCCTTTCTCTTGGGGATTATCTCCGAAGGAATTATGTCTTTAAATAATTCCGTAGGAGTATAATCCTCATTATCAGTATCATTATCATAATCATTATGAGGTACATTTTGCTTGGACTTGCTATCACTTGCTACCTTTTGGTAGCTTTTGCTAGCATTTGCTACCTTTTGCTTTCCACCAAGAGAACCAAATTCTCTCCGCTTGCGGCAGATTTCCTCATACCGCTCATCATTCAAATCCAAATCATACTTGACTACTTCAAAACTTGCTTCCGCTTTCGCATCGTCTATCACGGGTTCTTCTCCCGTGGATTCGTATTCAAGGATCGCCCGGAAGAGTTTTCCCATCTGCTCATCCGTAAGTCTTGAGAATCGGTCAAGGTATGACTTGTATACGATGAAAGTATCTTTCGCCATACTTAACCTCCGTTTGTAACACAAAAGCTCTCCCCGACTAGTGATGGTGGCACTATCGGGAAGAGCTTCGTAGGTCTGTCTTCATATGCGTCCGTCTCCGTCCACCATACGAAGACAAACCGTTTGTGCTTGTGTGGCGGGGAATTCTCCCCGACAGAACAAATATATCATATTAATGCAAACTTGTCAACCCTATGCAAACGGAAATTCCGACTCGTCTTCTGGAATCTCCATATAGCCCTCTTCCACAGGTTTCTCTGCTGCGGGCTTGCTCTTGCCGGATGCTTTCGGCTTCTCGGACTCTCCGCTCGGTTTTCCCTCTCCGAAATCGATCTCATCCACCTTGAGGTTAAAAGAGTAAACCTTCTGTCCGTCCTTGTTGGTGTAGTTGTCCTGTTCCATTGCTCCACGGACAACAACCTTGCTACCCTGTTTGAGATACTTCTCCGCAAAATTTGCATTCTTGCCAAAGGCGGTACAGGTGAAGAAGTCCGCATCTGGGGCATTCTCCCTCTTGCTCCGGCGGTTTACCGCAACGGTAAATCTTGCGATCGCCGTGGTGCTTTCCCCTGTTCCAGAATAGCGAACTTCCGGGTCACGGCATAAGCGTCCGCTGATGATGATACTGTTCATACATTTGTCTCCTTTACCAAAGTGTATTCCGCAAAGGATACGGTCTTGTCAAATCTGTTCTTCCGCTGAATCATATCCGTGCGGATCGACAAGCCTTTTCCTTTAAGCTCTTCTTTCAGTTCCGAAATCCGTGCGGCCAATCGCAAGCAGCCGTACTGTTCAATCGCTTCCATCGGGGTTATGGTCCCGAATTTAACCAGATGGTCAAGAATCATTTCGTTCTGCGTCATATTAACCCTCCATTAATCCGTGTGCGAGTCTTCGCAACTTGAATCTCTTGTGTGCGTCAACATAATCTTCGGAAATGTCATAGATAAGCTTAACCTGTGCAAGCATAATCTCCACGTCTGCCACCTCTTCGATTAAGTGATCCTTGTTCTCTTGGTTGCGTAATGCCTTACTCAACTCCTTCTGTAGTTCAGCCATCTCTTCGATGGCTACAATGGTCTGCATCAACGCCCCGTATTTTTCAATTGCTTTCTTGTAAATTCTTTCAGCGTCCATAGTTTTCACCAAACCCTTCAATCCATAAATCGTATACTACAATATGCGAAACATCTCCTCGGAATTCATCTCCGACATCCTGTATGTCTCCATATACTCCGCTCGGTAGATTCTTCTCATCGACAATAAATTCCAATATGTCATTGTTAGTCGAACCATAGCGATTCTTTCCTCCTTTGGTATCTTCCTGTTTTTTGACATCTGCGAGAACACACGGAAGCACCGCTCCGTTTACCATAATCACATCCATACACCGCCCGATGTGTTCCGGGTGTCCACCCGCCCAATAAGTACCGAGTGCCACACAGTATCGGTCAACGCCGAGCGGATCGGTAACAATCCGTATCCCGTTGTCAGCAGATCGGGCAACTTTCTGTAGCTTATTCTGTGCCGTCCCTTTTGCCGTGTATATCCAATACCCGGTGAACGGCTTAAAGGGATGTCCCTTTTCAACATCCTTCACCTCATACGGAATCGGGCTTGGTGTCGGTGTCGGCGTAACTGTAGGAGTAGGCGTTAATGTCGGCGTTGGTGTAAATGTCGGAATCGGTGTCGGCGTTGAAGTGATGGTCGGTGTCGGAGCGGGTGTCGGAACGATTACTTTTTCCCGGTTCTGTTTATTAAGAACAACATACGCCATTGCCAAAATAAGAATCAGTTCAAACGCCAAAGCGATTCGGTCACGCTTGCTCATTCTCTTCGTATCCTTTCCATTGTCCGCAGCATTCCTCTTCGGGGTTTGCGATTATTTCGTCCATATCGAAGAACGGCATCTCCGTTTCCACACGGCATCGTACTTTACCATCCTCCACATAAGCGTTCCTACAGTTCATACAGGTTCTCATTCCTCTGCCTCCGTCAAGTAAAGGTCTACGCCCTCTTCTTCTGCCGAGTACAGTTTCGTTACAGACAGGTCGATAATCTGCGAGTCATCGTCATAGGCGATGCCGTTCAAAGCGTCAAGTATGGACTTCGCTATGTTATCACAATCCGGCTTCTTCGGGCAATACTTTTCGTTCAGTTCCTTCCGCTTCTTCTTGGAGTAGGATTGCGGGATGATGAACCTCGCAACAATCACCGCAATGATGTTGCCGTGTAGTTTTTCCTCTCCGCTATTCATCCAACACATCTTGACGAAATTTTCGTAATTGACGGTCTGTTCGGGAGTGTATGTCTTGACGAAGTTACCTACCCTTGAGAATTTGGGACGAGCCTTACCAATCGGCTTGCCCGGAATGTTGATGTGTATTGCCGAAGCCCAACTTTTATGCTCCGTCATATTTCGCTCTCCTTTCGATTTTTGTGTATCGGGTGTAGGATTTTACCCCTACACCCATAAAATGCGATTTTGGGGCATTCTGTGCATTCACAGAGGTGTTCTAGCCGAACAGAGCATCTGCTACCGCCAATGCCTTTTCCTTTTCGCCGTTAGAGAGGTCAAGATGCGGGACCTCTTCTTCAGCAATCGGCTTTTCAACGGGCTTCACTACCGCTGCCACTTCCACGGGAGTGTCCTGTTCGGGGATTGCGGCCCCGACATCGCCCATCTCTTCTGGAGCGTACAACCCGCCGAAGTCTTCGGGGAAAGCTTCACGGAGTGCCTGTACCACCGCAACCTTGCGAATCATCGTTGCGGGCTTGGATGCCCATTGCCCGTTAATAGTGCCGTCCGACTTCTTGCCGACATACTCGTCAAAGGATACCGTGGTCATTTCCGGGCATCTTCCCTTGATATGGATTTTCGCCCAACCGCCGACGATGGCTTCTTCCTTTTCGTGGAAGGTCCCGTCACGATAATCGATCTTGCCGTCCTTGGTCTTTACGATGATGCCGGACTCCTTGCCCTCATAAGCCTCGTTGCGGTTTGCCCGCTTGAGGAAAGTGTCCTTGCCGACAACGAGCGTTGCGGGGGTCTTGGTCCCGTACTTAACCAGATATGCTTCCCGGAGGAACGGATTAAGATGCTGATACTTGCACAGGGAAATGAACATCATCACTTCCTGGTTGGTTACCGCATTCGCATCACCGCTGACAAGATACTGTTTCACCATATTCGGCGTAAGCTTAACCTCTTCGCCGTTTGCGAGATACTTGATCTCGACCTTTTCTTTTTTTTCTACCAAACTGTTTTCAACCGCCATAATCATTCTCCTTTTTCGAATTTGATTCCGTTCAGTTTAAGCCAACCCGCAAGCATTTTTGCGGTTCGTGTCGTGAGCAACGCCCGGAAGGAAATCCATTCCGCTTCCTCGTTTGCATCATCATCGAGAGCGGAAGCCGTTGCTTTCTTCGCTTCGATTTCCTTGTACCGCTTTGCTTCCTCAAGAGCGTCCTTGAGGTTCAGCGTCCGCTTGTAGTATTCAAGGGATACCGTCGCATCCACAGATGCACTCTCAATGATTGCGAGGTTCGTTTCAATGTCACCGATGATGCCGACCATATCCGTCTTAATCTGCTCAAGCGATGTGGACTTGTTGTACCACTTGGGATTCTCAATCATCGCCATACCGAGCCAATCGGGATGCGGAAGTCTGGAGAACATATCCAAGCATACGTCCATCTTCTCCTGTTTCTCCGCTTTCTCAAAATCCTTAATCTGCGTGTCGATTGCGGAAATCGGCTTGTCAATGATTTTGATGAGATCGGCAACCTGTGCCTTGAATTCGGCGAACGGCTGCATAAACTCACGCTCACGCTTCAACCGCTCGTCATTGAGTGCCGTCTTTAACTTGTTCAGTTTCGCCCGATCCTTTTTCGCATCTGCGATTCTGTCCTCGGTATACACCGAGATTTCGTATTCCTTTGCCTTTAATTCGATTTCAGCCTTTAACTCTTCGTAGTTAAAACTGATTGCACCCGGTTCACGGGTTACCACTTTTAATTCTGCCATATACCCTCCTTAAATCTCCGGCAATAATGTGTTCGGTCTTGTCTTTGACAAAACCATCTCTGCGAATTCCCGCTCCTTCTCTTCGAGATACGCAATGTCCTCTTCGACTTCTTCCCGCTCAATGCGGTAGTGCTTCGTGTGCAAGAAAATCTCTTCGCCCGGTACTTCGTACTTTAACTGTGCCTTTAGGATTGCGAAGTCCGCTTCGGTCACCATTAGGTAGTGCAGAATCTGTGCGAAGTAATTCTGCGGGATATGATTGCCTTGCCACTTTTCCTTTTGTGCCTTGCTTGAGATTGTTGCGGTCTTAATCTCCAACACGCCACCCCGTTTGGTTTCTTCATCCACCAAGAATCCGTCAAGCGATGCGTGTGCGAAGGGAAACTTGTCATTCGTGTAGATGTTGTTCGGGGCGTAAACCATAGTGTATTGCGGATAATCCAAAAGGAACAGATTCCGAAGATATTCTTCTGCTTTCGTTCCATAATCCACAAGCGGATTGTCCGACAGGTCATCGGGTTCACGGAGTCCGACTTTTTCTTCCCATAACTGTTCGTTGGTTTTCCACGGACACACTCCGAGGATTACCCCGGCATCGCTCCCGCCAATGGTGGACTCACGCTCGTCTAACCATTCTTCTTTGGTTAGGCAAGTCAAAAACTTAACCACGCTACCCCTCCTTGATAAAGATATTTACTACCTGTTCGTCCGTCAGTTCGTACTCGGTACGAAACTTCTCAATCTCGTCCGCTCTCCACTTGGAGCGTCCCGATGCCCGGAGGTACGCCGTGTTCTTGTTACACCCAAGCACACGCACAACCTCATCGGTCAATCCGATTTTTCCTGTTCGGTCACGGACAATCTTTTTGAATTCAAGCCTGTTCATTATGCCCCTCCTTTCCTCAAGATAGTCCCATTATATCCTAAAAAAATAGGAAAGTCAATACCTTTTTTCCTAATTTTTTACAAAAAAGAAGGATGCACCCGAAAGTGCATCCCACTATGCTTTATCGCATCTGTTCCATTTTGGAAATCATTTTCTGCATCTCTGCTCTTGTTCTCTCGTCTGGAGCATTATCCATCAGTTCACGAAGTTCGTCTACCATCTCTTCGCCGTCCATCGAATAGTTTCCCTCACGAGAGTAACGGGAATATCCACGCTCACGGGAATAACCTCTGTTACCGCCACGCTCACGGGAGTAGCGTCCCATACTGTCACGCCTTGCGTTCCGTCCACGACCACGGGCGTAAGAACCGCCCTCGCCGGAATACTTGGAGTAACCGCCCTCCGTTTCTTCGTACATCTCTTCGCCCTTCAGCAGATTTTTTTTGGCGTGTGCCAAAATATCCACATACTGAATCTCGGACATTGAGAGCTTGCCGTCCTTGTCTGCTTTCCGCTCAAGTTCGTCGAGTTCTTCGCAGATATAATCAATCAGTTTATCCATTGTTTTCTCCTTTCTATGCAACTCTGGTAATCGATAACGATCCGTCAATTACATTGATAAGGGGTGTAGGTATTGTAGCCGGGTCGTTCACGCTGCCATTGACGAATTCAACGGCAACCGTAAAGCAGCAGCCACGGGGTACATCCACTACGGCACGGGAGGTTACATTCCCATATGTTTCCACGGCGGCGGGAGTAAAGATTGCTCTGCTACCTTCCCTTGCCTCGCCGGATACTACGATAGCCGTTGCGATTGGAGTAACCGCACCGCCCGTAGGGATAGCGATGTTGCCCGTGAATTCAACCTCATATCTTGCTACACAAGCACAAGGGTTGTTTACCACACCACGGAGAGCAAAAATCCCTGTACCGCTTTGATGGAACACATAGCCTTTATTACAAGGGATAGAATCAATAAACGGGATTGCCGTGTCAAGTGCGACAACTTCCACCGCGTCTCGTGTTAGATACTCTGCCATTTGGTCACCCCCTAAAAACTACCGCAACCGCATCCGCACCCGCCGTTGTTGTTGCAAGTGAAGATAGGAGTTCTTCCGTAAACCGGGGTACTCGGAACAGGACAGTTCGACAGACGATTGTAGAGTGCGTCAACCTCATCGGAGAATCCCTTTGAAATGAGTGCGTTCTGTGCGGTCTGCGACTCACGGAGAGTAGCCATATTCAACTGATTCTGCAAGGACAGGTTAGCGGTCTTGAGTTCATTTATCTCGTTCTGACATAACTTGTCGAGAATCAATTGGGTGTTGCGCGTGTTATTTTCAATGACATCTCTGATCCCATCGGAAACCACCTGTCTGTCTTGACAGTTCTCGGTTGCTACCGTGTACTTGAGATCGGCAATGTTCGCCCGGTTCTCGCAGCAACAGTTCTGGAGTGCGGTCTGCACACCGAAGATACTCTGCATATTAGCCATCTGTCTTGCACTTGCACCCTGTTCAACCGAAGCAAAGCCGTTGCACAACTGTGTGGACAGGTTTCCGATGCCGTCACGAATGGAAGTGATTCCATCGTTAATCATCGCATCACGGAAACCATTGTTCGTGTTTGCGTTAATGTTGTTCTGTCCGTTAAGAAGCCACGGGAAGTCATAGCCCAACTGTGCATTGCCGAAACCACCGCCGAAGCCACCGCCCCAACCATTGCCCCCGGCAAGGAGCAGAAGAAGGATAATCCATCCCCAATCACCGCCGAAACCGCCATTGCCAAAACCGCCACCGCCATACATCGGTGCTACAGGCATAACGAGTCCATTGTTACCATTTTCTTCAAAAGCCATTTTGTTTTCCTCCAATAAATTTTTTTTGGTTAGGAACAGGAATCGCTTGATATCCTGTCCGTATCTATAAAGCCCCGTCCGCTGACTTTATATTCAATTCTTGCCCATCATCTGCTGAATCTGTTGGGCTTTCTGCACGGCGTTATTGTATTGTGCCTGTGAGATGCGTCCGCTATTAAGCATCTGCTGAATGTACTGGTTCGGATCGCCGGGATACTGTTTCTTCAACCGCTCAATCATACTTGCGAGGTTGTTGCCTGATCCGTTGCCCATCATTGCCTGATAAAGAGGGTTAATCATCTTCCTCACTCCTTATGCTTAACTTTTTTATCTGCTTTCTGATCTTCTCTTCAAAGCTTTCAAAATCCTTTTTCGTTACATAATCGCCCAGATCGATTTCGGGGGCCGCATTTTTCGGAGCGGAAGTCAGGTCCCGAATGGTATAGTCCAAAACTTTCATACTCGGCATTCCAGACGCGTCCGCAGATTTGAGATAAATCGTCTGCGATTCACTATCCCAAAGAGCTACGGTTGAATTCGGTGCTACCAAAAATGCTTTGGCCCCGGCTTCACCGCTTACCCAGATGGGTGAATTTCCCTGTGCTTGCTGCGGTTGAGGTGTCGGCTGATATGTCGGATAAAAGTTCGGCACTCCATAGGGGTTGTTGTAGTTATACGGCATTGTTCGTATCCTCCTGTTCTTCAATTATCTCAAATGCGGGTTCTTCGCCCTTATACCACACGAACAGAATCGTGTTCCCGCTACTGTCCCAAGAATCGTACAGGTCACCATTGATGACGCTTGCGGTGTGATTCTGCGAGAATACCACGAAGTTACCCTCCGGGTTGATGATGCAGAACCGCTCCACAGTAAAGCAATCTGGACAGTTTGACGGCGGGAAATCACGCTTGAATCCGTTCTTACGAAGCACCGCCCCGATGACATCGTTACTGTGCATCATATCGCCCATAGCAAACCCGGCTGAAGCAAGCATAAGGTATGCGGTTTCCCAATCAATGTTCAAAGCTTTTGTCAACGCTCTTACCGAGCAATCGTCAACCCTGTTCGACTTTACGGGGTTGGGGTTGTACTCCTTATACATACAGATTCCTTTCTACATCTGCGACATATTGTTCTGCACCGAAGTAACCCTCGTCATCTTCTATTTGTGTCACGATTTCTTCGGCACATTCCTCCGGGAATCCGCA